GTCATACTCCAGAACAGATGGCGGAGATGGCTTTAAACAAGATAATGATTGTTTCAAGCAGCGCCCCACCCGCGATACGCGATCAGGCTATTGAGTATAGAGAAAAATTAAAAGAAGTGTTAGTGTTCTACATGAACAAGATGGCCGAGAACGAGAGAACCACGATATTGGCCTTGCTAAACCAACAAGGCCAAGGTGACACGGCTGAGATTATAAGGAGACTGTAATGGCTATCGGAACTTCAGCAATTTGTGGGACCTACAAGCGCGAGATAAATGCAGGCATCCATTTCTGGACATCGCATTCTCGTGGTGACGGGTCTTCCATCGCAGCGGATACGTTTAAGCTGGCTATGTTTACGAATAGCGCCTCGATAGATGCGGACACCACAGGTTATACCACCGGAAACGAAGTCAGTGGTACTAACTATACGGCGGGCGGCGCTGCGATTGCGAGCGCGACAATTGGACTTGCAGACAACAGTAGTGCTGTTCCAACGGCCTTTATTGACATGGCGGATGTGACCTTTTCTTCGGCGACGATAACGGATGCCAGGGGTGCCTTGATTTATAACTCCACGCTGGCAGCAGCAGGAACTGCTGGGGATACCACACACGCAGCCAAACCAGCAGTATGCGTTATTAACTTTGGAGGTGACAGTTCTTCTACCGCCGGTAACTTTACCGTTACCATGCCTACCAATGATGCGAATAGCGCCTTGATCCGGATTGCGTAATGGCTTCAATTACCGGCTGGGATAGAGGGACTTGGAACTCAGGAGCGTGGAACAGTTCTTCTCCGGTAACTGGAGTTTCAGCCGCCACAGCAGCGGGTAGTGTACGAGTTGACATAGAGTTTTCTGTCACGGGGGTTTCAGCCGCCACAGCAGCGGGTAGTGTACGAGTTGACATAGAGCCCTCGGTAACAGGGGTTTCAGCCGCCACAGCAGCGGGTAGTGTACGAGTTGACATAGAGTTTTCCGTCACGGGGGTCTCAGCCACCACCGCAGCGGGTAGTGTTAGGATTGATGTAGAGCCTTCCGTAACAGGGGTTCAGGCTGCTGCGGAGATAGGACAAGTTTTGGTTTGGAATGAAATTGTTCCGGGTCAGGCTGCGGGTTGGAACCCAATAACGCAGACACAAGACCCTGTTTGGACGAAAATAGCGGCATAGGAACGATACAATGGCATCGACATATACAACAGGTTTTGGCATAGAGAAGATCGGTTCTGGTGAACAGTCCGGTGCTTGGGGCACTACGACGAACCACAACCTCGATATTCTGGATCGTATAGCCTCGTATAAAGCAGTGGCTCTTTCTGGGACCACTCACACTCTCACAGTTCGAGAAGCCTCTCCGGGTTCCGGCACGGAGAACCTTCAGGACGGTATGTACCGAGTAATTAAGTTTACAGGTGCGTTGGGCGGTAACAATACGGTTACGATAGCCCCGAATACTGCCCCAGCTTATTTCATCTTTGAGAACGCCACTACCGATTCCGGTTCTAGTGGTCCTTACTCAGTTATCTTAACTCAGGGTTCTGGGGCAAATATAACAATCCAGAATGGCAAAAATGCCATCGTTTATTGTGACGGCGCGGGTTCTGGGGCAGCGGTAGTAAATGCTCTGTCAGATCTCCAGATTGCAACTCTGGAGGTAACCGGGGTAGCGGCTATAGATGGTGCCTTAACGGCGGCAGCTATAACTGCGACGACTGTAACCACAAGTGGAATTGTGTCTGTCGACGACACTACGACCAGTACGTCGGGCACGACAGGAAGTATCCACACGGATGGCGGGCTGGGTGTGGCAGGTACGGCGTTTGTGGCTGGTGCGGCAACTGTAGGCGGCGCTTCGCAGTTCAACTCTACTGTAACCGTAGGCGTTAACGATACCGGCTATGACGTACAGTTTTTTGGTGCGACTAGCGGGGCACACATGCTCTGGGATGAAAGCGCCGATGACCTCAAGCTAGTCGGCGCAGCGGGATTAACCGTTGCTGGCAATATAGATGTCGACGGCACAACAAACCTCGACGCCGTTGATATCGATGGAGCCGTTCAGCTGGACGGCACACTAACCGTAGGCGTCAACGACACTGGCTACGACGTAAAGTTCTTCGGAGCGGCCTCCGGTTCCTACATGCTGTGGGACGAATCCACCGATGATTTGATATTAGGTGGCGCTGCCCAATTGGGTATTGGCACGACGGCTCCTTATAGCCAACTAGATGTTTATTCAACAATAGCTAGTCCAACTTCAGGGGAAGCATCTGGGGTAGGGACAATTCGTATTACTAATGGTGCAACAGCATTAACTTCCGCTGGAGGATTAGAATTTAAAAATGCTGGTGATTCAAATGGATATGGTGCAAAGATACAAGCGTTGAATAGTAGCGGGGCTCAATTAGTCTTTGCTAATAGAGGTGCTTCCGCAACTTGGACCGAACGTATGCGTCTCGATGCCAGCGGAAACGTCGGTATTGGCACGACGGCTCCGACACAAAAAATCCAAGGGGTAATTGGTACGACTGGTGGATTACCGGCAACATCAGGAACTACACAATCTCATGGTATATTGAGATTAAATACTAGCAATGTGGGTACTTGTTTAGATTTTGGAGTTGATGGTGCAACAACGGCTGCATCTTGGATTCAAGCCGCTGCTCAAAATAATCTAGCTACGAACTGGGCATTAGCCCTTAATCCAAATGGTGGCAACGTCGGTATTAACATAGCGGCTCCAACCGGAAACCTTCAGGTTATTGGCGCAGCGGGTTCTGAATTAATCATTGGATATGCCGGAGCAGCAACTAATTATATGGATGCGGCTACCCAAATATTTAGAAATGCTTCCAAAGCAGAAACGATGCGCATCGACTCCGGCGGCTTTACTTATACTAACTGCACAAGTTCAGTTGCTTCTGTATCGTCATACTCAAATATAGCATTTAATGGTGCAGCTTATTTTGGTATATCAATTAAAACAACCTATGGAGGTGCTGGTTCTACGTTTGCCGCATTTATAAACTCTGCTGGAACAAGACAAGGTTCTATTTACGCCAACGCAACTAGTTCTGTTCAATTCCTGACATCATCAGACTATCGTCTGAAAGAAAATATTGCCCCGATGACAGGGGCATTGGCTAAAGTTTCTGCCTTAAAACCTGTTACATATAACTGGAAATCTGATGGTTCTGCAAGTCAAGGATTTATTGCTCACGAATTGGCTGAAGTTTCACCAGAGTGTGTGGGCGGCGAAAAAGACGCAGTGGATGCTGAAGGCAAGCCGGAGTACCAAGGCGTGGATACATCATTCCTAGTGGCTACCCTCACAGCAGCCATCCAAGAACAACAGGCCACAATTGAAGCACTAACAGCTAGAATCACAGCACTAGAAGGATAAGTAAAATGGCTGCAACATGGTCAATCAATCAACTCGACTACACTGTATCTTTGGACGGTAAGACTAACGTCGTCACCAATATCCATTGGGACTGTAATGACGCAGACGCTGATGGGAATGCTGGCCGGACGTATGGCTCTACAGGTATCCCGACAGATGACCTTTCGGATTTCACCGCATACGACGATATCACTGAGGCCAATGCAATTGCGTGGCTGAAGGCCGCTCTTGGGGATGATGGAGTTAGTGATCAGGAAGATTCCGTAGCCGCCCAGATTGCAGTTCTCCAGACGCCGATCAGTGGTTCTGGGTCTCCTTGGGCAGCAATTTAAAGGATAACTAAAATGACCGATGAAAAGAATGTCGTATCCATAAACGGCGAAGAGTACAGCCGCGACGATATGAGCGACCAGCAGAACTATATCGTCGAGCAATGCCGGGATTTACAAGCCAAGCGGCAACAGGCTCAGTTCCAGGTTGACCAATTGACGGGTGCGCTAGACTTTTTCACCAAAGCCTTAATAGAGAGTGTGTCTGATGCCAGCAAAGAAGAAACAGATGCCGCTGTCGGCTAAAGATGTTAGCGCCCGAATAGACACGCACGAGGCGGTTTGTTCGGAGCGTTGGAAGGAAACCATCGAGCGCATTAAGCGTCTTGAGATGATCCTGATTGGTTCGGCTGGTGCTGGATTACTTCTGATGGCTGGGATGGTGTGGAAGCTTTAGATGCCTTTGACAAAAGTACAATTTAAGCCTGGAATTAATAGGGAAAGTACGTCTTTTGCTGACGCCCAAGGTTGGTTTGACTCTAACCTAATCAGGTTCCGGAAAGGCCGCCCCGAAAAGATTGGCGGTTGGGAGAGGATCAGCGGGTCGTCTGTTCTAGGCATTGTTAGGTCTCTTAAATGCTGGATCACCCTGAACGCCCTCAAGCTGATGGGGACCGGGACCACTTCCAAGTTCTACATCGAGAATGGCGGGTCCTTTAATGATATTACGCCTATACGCAGCACGGATACTTTAGGCACAAACCCTTTCCTTACAGGAAGTGCAGGTTCCGGAATTATAACGGTAACTGCGGCGAGCCATGATGCGGCGGTCGGAGACTTTGTAACCTTTAGCGGAGCTACCGCTACGGATGGTCTTACAACTGCCGACTTGGACAGAGAGCAAACCATTGCCTCTATCCTTTCTGCCAATAGCTACACCGTTGACACGGGGGGTACTGCTTCGTCCGGAGCGACGGCTGGAGGTGGTACGGCTGTAGTAGCCAACTACCAGATTCATGTTGGGGCGGAGGCTGTGCTCTCACAAGCCGGATTTGGTGCGGGGCTCTTTGGCGGCCAGACCCTAACCTATTCCCAGACAACTTTGGACGGCGGCATCAATTCAAGCGTCACATCCATAGATCTCACGTCTGCGGCTCTTTTTGAAACAGCCTCGACCACGACTTCATCCGCCGTTGCCATTGTAGATCAGATTATACGTCTTGCAGACTCTTCAGGTTTCCCGGCCAGGGGCACCATACTTATAGGCAGTGAGTATATCCGGTACGGCACGAATGCCGGGAACATTCTTGGCGAGGTTACAAGAGCCGATGACGGCACCACGGCGGCTACCCATGCCAGCGGTGCCACAGTAACCTTTGTGGGTCTTATCCTGATTAATGACGAGCTTATAAAATACACAGGTAAATCCAGCAATGATCTGGATGCCGGTGTAGTCAGAGGCGTTCGAGGCACCACCGCAGCGGCACATGCTGATGACGATATAGTCAAGGAAGCCAATGGATTCTACGGTTTTGGTATTGCGGTCATTCCCTTTACCACCGGCGAGACCCGACTTTGGTCTCAGGACAACTTTGGCGAAGATCTGTTACTGAACGTTCGCGACGACAACATTTACTACTGGGACGCCACACTAGGTGTAAATAACAGGGCGACGGCCTTGAGTGCTCAATCTGGAGCCTCTGACGCCCCGACCATTGCCCGTCAAGTTCTGGTGTCCGACACCGACAGGCACGTTATCTGCTTAGGTGCCAACACTCTAGGGACCACGGCCCAGGACCTTTTGCTGGTTCGATGGTCTGACCAGGAGAACTCCGTCGATTGGACCCCCAGAGTAACCAACACGGCGGGCGACCAGAAGTTATCCTCCGGTTCCGAAATTATTACAGGCATTGAGACCCGACAGCAGATTTTGATATGGACGGACTCATCCTTGTACAGCATGAGGTTTGTTGGCCCGCCCTTTACGTTTTCCTTTAATCTTCTGGCGAACAACACGTCAGTTATCTCGCCCAATGCCGTAGCGGCTATTGGAGATCGTGTCTTCTGGATGGACACGGAGAACTTCTTTATGTTCGCGGGCCAGATACAGACGATCCCTTGCACGGTCCTTAGATATGTCTTTGACGATATAAACCTCGACCAATCGTTGAAGTTCTTCGCCGGTGCAAACCGTATGTTTGACGAGGTATTCTGGTTCTATTGCTCTGCCGACAGCGACGACATAGACAGCTATGCAAAGTATAACTACGCCGACAACACCTGGGACATTGGGTCCTTGGCACGAACCGCTTGGGTTGATTTTGGCTTACACAGCAAGCCTCGTGCGGCGGGAGTTGCGAATAGTCTTAACTATATATATTCCCACGAAACGGGGACCACGGACGATGGGAGTGCCATGGAGCCCTTCATTGAATCCTCGGTGTTTTCTATTGGTGACGGCGAGCAGTTTTTGTTTATAAGCCGCCTTATTCCTGACATAGACATAGCAAGTTCAGACGCCGCCACTGCTGTAAACTACGTGTTGAAGAGCCGGAACTTTCCGGGCGAGAGCCTTTCCACGAACTCCACGAGTGCTGTTACAAGCACCACGGATCAGGCTTTTGTACGGTCCAGATCCCGTTCGTCGGTTCTCCGGGTTGAGAGTAGCGCGATAGATATACAGTGGACCTTGGGCGATCTCCGGTTGGACATCCGCCCAGATGGCAGGCGCTAATGGCGCGGCTACTTGAAACGACACTTCCTCTGGTACAGCCGGAGTACGACGTTGAGACAATGATACGTCTGGTTAGCGACATAGAGAATGCCCTGACGAAGACAGACCTACCCGCTGTTATTAGCGGGGAAGATGACACCAACGGCTTGAACTGGTTTATGGACTGATGGCTTCTGCCTACAAAAACATAGTTACGACGGTTGGATCGACAGGCGATGTGACGGTTTACACCTGTCCGGCGGCCACGGTTGCTATGGTCAAGGACATTAACTTGTACAATAGCCATACCGGGTCCATAGTGGTACTGTGCAAGATAACCGATAGCTCTGCTTCGGCCACGGTAACGCTTCAGAGTGTGACACTGGCTACTTTAGCCTCCACCTCTGCGTCCGCAGATGCGTCCTTCTCCGGACCTTTCGTCCTTGAGACAGGTGATACGCTCATTTTTAACTGTGCTATAGCGGCGAAGATTATGGTCTTTGCGAATATCTTGGAGCTTTCGTAATGTTGAATACCCCTAAGTATTCCGGCGAACCTACACCGCAGGCTTTGGCCTCTGGTCTAGCGACATTGGGTCGCTATGGCGATGAGTTCATGGTTCACGCGGCTGAAGGTGAGACCGTAATACCGCCGGAGATTTTTGAAGCTAATCC